ATGCTTTCGGATCGGGAATGGCTGGCCGGCGAGGACCGGACGGCGTGGGCGCGGCTGCGCGCGCGGCTGACGCAGGCGGCGGCCGAGCGGCTGGAGCGGGAATGGGCCTATCTGGCGCGGCCGGGGCAACTGCCGCCGGCGGGCGACTGGCGCATCTGGCTGATGATGGCGGGGCGCGGCTTTGGCAAGACGCGCGCAGGGGCGGAATGGGTGCGGGCGATCGCGGAGGGCGATCCCGCCGCGCGGATCGCGCTGGTCGGCGCGACGCTGGGCGAGGCGCGCAGCGTGATGGTGGAAGGGGCGTCGGGGCTGCTATCCGTCGCGCCATGGTGGGCGCGGCCGGTCTATGCGCCGGCGCTGCGCAAGCTGACCTGGCCCAATGGCGCCGTGGCGATGCTGTTCGGCGCGGCCGAGCCGGAGTCGTTGCGCGGGCCGCAGTTCAGTCATGGCTGGGCCGACGAGATCGCCAAATGGGCGGGCGGCGAGGCGGCCTGGCATAATCTGATGATGGGGATGCGGCTGGGCGACGCGCCGCGCGTGCTGGCGACGACGACGCCCCGGCCGGTGCCGCTGGTGCGGGCGCTGGCGGCGAGAGATGGCACGGATGTGGTGGTGACGCGGGGGCGGACGGCGGACAATGCGGCCAATCTGGCGCCGGGCTTCGTCGACGCCATGGCGGCGAGCTATGGCGGGACGCGGCTGGGGCGGCAGGAACTGGATGGTGAGCTGATCGAGGAGGTGGAGGGCGCGCTGTGGACCCGCGATCTGATCGAGCGGTGCCGGGTGGCGCATGTGCCGGGAATGCTGGGACGCGTGGTGGTGGCGGTCGATCCGCCCGCTTCGGCCGGGGGCGATGCGTGCGGCATCATTGTCGCCGGCACGGGCGGCGACGGGCGCGCCTATGTGATCGCCGACGCCAGCGTTTCGGGCGAGCGGCCCGAAGGCTGGGCGCGCGCGGTCGCGGCGGCGGCGATGGTGCATGGCGCCGACCGGGTGGTGGCCGAGGCCAATAATGGCGGCGCGATGGTGGAGAGCGTGCTGCGCGCGGCGGAGGAGACGATGCCGGTGCGGCTGGTCCATGCGAGCCGGGGGAAGGCGGCGCGGGCGGAGCCGGTGGCGGCGCTCTATGAGGCCGGGCGGGTGGCGCATCGCGGCGCTTTCCCCGAGCTGGAGGACCAGATGTGCGGATTGCTGGCGGGGGGAGCCTATGTCGGGCCGGGGCGGTCGCCCGATCGCGCCGATGCGCTGGTGTGGGCGCTGACCGATTTGATGCTGGGGAAACGCGGCGAGGCGCGGGTGCGGGGGATGTGAGGGGAACCCCCGGCGACCGCAGGTCGTTTCTGATCCGGTAGATTTCGATGGAGTGAATGTCATGAAGATGGCCAAGATTCTGGCGGCCGTCGTCGGTGTGTCGGTTGCCGCGACGCCGGTTCTGGCGGCCAGCCTCAACAGCAAGGATCGGGCGCGGGTCGCAAGGGCCGCGCCGCGTGATCGGGACGATGTGCGCTACTGCCTGCTCAAGGGCAAGCAGGGGCGCGACAAGGGCACGGTGATCGGCGCGGCCGGTGGCGCGGGCGTTGGACTGATCGCGGGCGGCAGTCTGGGCGAGACCTTGCTGGGCGCTGGCGCGGGTGCGCTGGCGGGCCGGGTGATCGGCAAGAGCGAGGGCACCAATTCGGTTTGCGACCGGGTGTTGGCGCGCAATCCTTGAGGCCTATGGGCGCGGTGGCTTTTCTCGGTCTACAAAACTGACCCACGATCTGATGTCTGTTTCCCGCGGTCGCCCTTGATCGTCCAGAGCGGGCAAGTATCGCTGACCCAGCGCGACTAGACACGCAGTGTCGTCATATTTGCGCGTGCCTGACGATTTCGTGATGCGACAGGATCGGGGCCGTCCGGTGGCGTCGAGCCGAGTGGTGTAATGGCTCAGCAGATTATTCGCCTCGCGCGAGAGCTTGCCATCGACAGGTGATTTGCCGTCCATTGCGAGGGGGGTGGCGCCACCAAAGTCGGTTTGGAACGAAGGGGGGGCAGGTTCCCACAGTACGCGAAAGATTGGTACGGTCATGGGCGTACCATCTTTGCGTCGCACCGCCGCAATCCAGCCTAGTTTCATCATGATGAGTCGGCAGCTTGCGACTGCGATGCCTGTTCCCCCGACAATATCGGTGGGCGCGCAATCGAGTTGATCGGTGCCGTCGCGTCGCGCGATCTTCACGGTTGCCCAGCCCGCTGCTTCCGGCGGCAGGGCCACGAGTCTATAATCTTGGGAAGTCGAGAGAGCGAGCGGTATAGCGTTCGCCTTAACCGAATTTTGCAACTGCCCTGTCGTTTGAGCGAGAGCGAGCAGGCTTAGTGCGATGGGCCACATGACCCGATGTTTGATTGTTGCACCGTCTTTGTAAAGAGGCCGCACTGGTTTGCGACCGGGTGTTGGCGCGCAATCCTTGAGGCGGATAGCCTGCTCCGCTGCCACTGACGCGCTGCGCGCGCAGGTCTCGCTGCTCCTCCGGTAAACGGAAGGGGTGAAGGATTTTCGAGTTCGGTAAGCGGCCTCGCCGCTGACCTTCACTAGCCCTCTCCCCCGGCGGGGAGAGGGTTTTTGCGTTCTGGGGATGCTCATATGAAATGGTTCGGGACGAAGGCGGCCGCATCTGGCGATGCGCGGCCGGTGCTGGCGCGTGCCTGGGGTTCGGGGGCGGTGGCGCTCGGCGAATGGCCGGCAAGCTATGAGGCGCAGCTGCGCGGCGGGGTGATGGGCAATCCGGTGGCGCAGCGGGCGATGCGGCTGGTGTCCGAGGGCGCGGGGGCGTGCGCGATCAAGGTGCGCGGTGTCGAAGAGCAGGCGCGGGTGCTGGGGCTGGTCGGGCGGGCTTCGGCGGGGCAGGGGTTGATCGAGGCTCTGGCCTGCCATCTGCTGCTGCATGGCAATGGCTATGTCCAGCTGATCGCCGGGGCGGACGGGATGCCGGCCGAGCTGTTCGCGCTGCGGCCCGAACGGGTCAGCGTGGAGGCGGATGCGCGCGGGTGGCCGGCGGCCTATCTGTACCGGGTGGGCGAGAGCGTGACGCGGCTGTCGCCCGAGGATGGCGCGGGGCGGACGAACCTGCTGCATATCAAGGCGCTGCATCCGCTGGACGATCATTATGGGCTGGGCTGCGCGGGGGCTGCGGCGGGCGCGGTGGCGATCCACAATGCGGCCAGCGTCTGGAACAAGGCGCTGCTGGACAATGCGGCGCGGCCGAGCGGCGCGATGGTCTATGAGCCGGGCGACGGATCGGTGCTGTCGCCCGAGCAATATGAGCGGGTGAAGCGCGAGATGGAGGCGGCCTTTGCCGGCGCTGCGAACGCGGGACGTCCGATGCTGCTGGAAGGCGGCCTCAGCTGGAAGGCGATGAGCCTGACCCCGGCCGAGATGGATTTCGTGGGGCTGAAAAGCGCGGCGGCGCGGGAGATCGCGCTGGCCTTCGGCGTGCCGCCGATGCTGATGGGCCTGCCGGGCGACAATAGCTACGCCAATTATCGCGAGGCGAACAAGGCGCTGTGGCGGCAGGCGATCCTGCCGCTGGTGGCGAAGATCTGCGCGGGGTTGAGCCAGGGGCTGGCCGGCTGGTGGCCGGGGGTGACGGTCGAGCCGGACCTGGACGCGGTGCCGGCGCTGTCGGACGAGCGGGCGGCGCTGTGGGAGCGGGTCGCGGCGGCGGATTTTCTGTCGGCGGAAGAGAAGAAGGCGATGCTGGGGATCGGCTAATGCTCGCAGGTGGCCTGGGCTTGGGACCAGCGGCCGCCGCTGTCGAGGCAGCTGTCCTGGGCGAGCCGATCGCTCTGCCAGAGCCAGATGGCTGCTGCCGTGAGTGCAAGCGCGAGAAGCAAGGTCAGGCGCTTCATGAGGGGCGGGCGAGGCTGTCGAGGCGGCAGAAGCCGCTGTTCCAGTTCCAGCGGCCGCCCTTCGCCCAGCAGTCGCCGGCACGGTCGAGGCCGAAATACCAGCCGCCCAGGCCGAGCGCGGCGATGACGAGGGCGATGAGGGCTTTGCGGTGGGTGCGCTTCATGGCGCGTCAGATAGGCGCGTGCCGGGGCGATGAAAAGGAGGGCGCGATGAAAGAGGAGATGCTGGCGCGGCTGGTCGCGCAGGCGGAGGGGGCGGGGCTGCCCGGCGGGGGCGACATGGTGATGATCCGCGCGCTGATCGAGGAGGCGAGCGAGCTGGGGGCGGCGCGCGCGCTGGAGCGGCTGGGCCTTTCAGACCGGCGCGCGGAGGGCGATGTGCGGGAATTGCGCGAGCTGCTGTCCGCCTGGCGCGACGCGAAGAAGGCGGCGCGCGGGGCGGTGATCGGCTGGGTCGTGCGGATCGGCATGGCGCTGGTGCTGCTGGGGGTGGCGGTGAAGGTGGGCCTTGTCGGGCTGGTGAAGGCATGAGCGCCGAGCCTGTGCCGGGCGCTTCCCGACTGCGCTCGAAGCGAACGAATGGGGCGGAAGGCGGCGAGCTTCGCTTTGCCGGCTATGCGGCGATTTTTGATCGGGTGGATCGGGGTGGCGACGTGGTGCGGGCGGGGGCGTTTGGCGCTGTCGCGGCGGCGGGCGTGCCCCTGTTGTGGCAACATGGGCCGGGCAGCGTGATCGGCCGGATCGAGACGGCGCGGGAAGATGCGCGTGGGCTGCGCGTGATTGGACGGGTGTCGCGCAGGACGGCGGTCGGGCGCGAGGCGGCGGCGGCGCTTGAGCAGGGGGCTCTCGACGGGCTGAGCTTCGGATACCGGGTGAAGGCGGCGCGCGGGGCGGGGCCGCGGGAATTGCTGGCGCTGGAGCTGGTGGAGGTGAGCCTGGTCACGCATCCGATGCAGCCATTGGCGCGGGTGTTGCGGGTGGAGGCGCCCTCATCCGACTTCGCCTAGCCGCTTTGCGGCAAGGTTTCGTTCCCTTCTCCCGATGGGAGAAGGAATGGTTCGGGCGGTCCGGTTGGGCCGCCCTTTTTTGTGGAGACGGGCATGACGGATCAGGTGATGGACGGGCTGGAAGCAAGCTTCGACATGGTGGCGCAGGGGGAGCGGATCGAGGGGCTGGAGAGCGAAGTCGCGGCGCTGAAGGGGGCGTTGCTGGCGCAGCAGCGGCCGGCGCTGGACGGGGTGAAGGGGGGCGCGGTGGACCCGGCGCGCGGGGCGTTCGTCGAGCGCTATCTGCGGCAGGGCATGGAAGCGGGGCTGGAGCTGAAGAGTTTTTCCGGGGCGAGCGGCGCGGCGGGGGGCTATGCGGTGCCGCGCGAGATCGACCAGTTGATCGGCACGACGCTTAAAGGCATTTCGCCCATTCGCGGCATCGCCAATGTCGTGCGGACGGGCACGGCGGGCTATCGCAAGCTGGTGACGTCAGGCGGGACCGTGTCGGGTTGGGCCAGCGAGACGGGCGCGCGGGCCGAGACGGGGACGCCGGTCTTCAACGAGATCGTGCCGCCGTCGGGCGAGCTGTTCGCCAATCCGGCGGCGAGCCAGGCGATGCTGGACGACGCGCAGTTCGATGTCGAGGGCTGGCTGGCCGGGGAGATCGCCCGCGAGTTCGCCGTCGCGGAGGGCGCGGCCTTCGTCAATGGCAATGGGACGAACAAGCCTAAGGGCTTTCTGACCTATAGCGCTACGAGCGAGGCGGACGGCGTGCGCGCCTTCGGAGCGCTGCAATATGTGGCGTCGGGAGTGGCGGGCGCTTTCCCGGGGACAAGTCCGCAGGACAAGCTGATCGACCTGGTGCAGAGCCTGCGCGCGCCCTATCGCCAGGGGGCGTGCTTCGTCATGAACAGCGCTACGCTGGCGGTGATCCGCAAGATGAAGACGAGCGACGGCGCGTTCATCTGGCAGCCGGGCCTGTCGGCCGCGCAGCCCGCGACCTTGCTGGGCTATCCGGTGGTCGAGGCGGAGGACATGCCGGACATCGCGGCGAACAGCCCGTCGATCGCCTTCGGCAATTTCCAGATGGGCTATGTCATCGCCGAGCGCAGCGACACCAGCATCCTGCGCGATCCGTTCAGCAACAAGCCGTTCGTGCATTTCTACGCGGTCAAGCGGATCGGCGGTGGCGTGGCGAACAGCGAGGCGATCAAGCTGCTGAAGTTTGCCGCCTCGTAAACGAGACGGCGGCAAGCTGCTGACGTTCGCCGCAACCTGATCGGCCAGATGGGGGGAGGCTGCGCGCCTTCCCCCTTATTTTTTCCTGGAAAATGGGCGTGGCGATCACGGGGCTGGAGATGACCGAGGATCGGAACGCTGGCTGGTGGCTGGCGACTGGCGCGCGGAGCGGTGGGGTCTTCGGCCAACGGCGCGGCGGTCGATTTCGCGCCGGACGGACGCGGAACGGGGGAGCAAGATCAGATGAGCCTTTTCGTGAAGGATCCGCAGGCGCGGATCGACCATGCGATCGACTGGTCCGCCTATCTGGCGGCGCAGACGCTGGTCGCCAGCAGTTGGGCGGTGGACCCGGCGGAGGCGGGCGGGCTGGCGGTGGAGGAAAGCGCTTTCGAGGCGCAGCGGAGCAGCGCGCGGCTGGCGGGCGGGCTGGTGGGGCGGATCTATCGGCTGACCAATCATGTGACGCTGTCCGATGGGCAGATGGACGAGCGATCGGTGACGATCCGGGTGGAGGAGCGCTGATGCGGACGGAAGCGGAGAGCGGGGCGCTGGCGGCGTCGCTGGCGGAACTGAAGGCCTATCTGCGGATCGAGACGGGCGGGGAGGATGCGGTGCTGGCGGGATTGCTGCGCAGCGCGGCGACATTGTGCGAGCAGTTCGTCGGCCAGTGGCTGGTCGCTCGGGCGGCGCGCGAGACGGTGGCGGGCGACGGCGGCTGGCAAAGGCTGTCGGCGCGGCCGGTGCTGAGCATCGAGAACGTCGCGGCGGTGGATGCCGACGGAGTGAGCGAGGCTCTGCCGGTGGACGCCTATGCCGTGGACATCGATGCGGCAGGGGACGGCTGGGTGCGATCGACGCGGGCCGGGGACCGGCGTGTGCTGGCGGTCCAGTATCGCGCGGGAATGGCGGGGGAGATGAACGGGCTGCCGGAGGCTTTGCGGCAGGGGATCGTGCGTCTGGCGGCGGACCATTATCTGGCGCGTGGCGCCGAGAGCGCCGCGCCGCCGGCCGTCGTGAGCGCGCTGTGGCGGCCGTTCCGGCGGATGCGGCTGGCATGAGGGCGGCGCTGGAGCGGCGGGTCGAGGAACGGGCGGCGCGGCGGCGTGCGCGGATTGCGGCGGCGCTGGCGGAGGAAGGTGTCGCGGCGGTGGTCGAGGGCGAGGATGTGCGCGCGTCCGGGCCGGGGCTGGCCGCGCGCTGGTCGCGCGAGCTGGCGCTGCGCGAGGCTGGCCAAGGGCGAGGGAGAGAGCGATGAGCGCGGAAGTGGCGGTGCGGGCGGCGGTGATCGCGGCGTTGCGGGGCGACGGGGCGCTGATGGATCAGCTCAACGGCCTCCATGACGGAGAGCCGGCACGGGCGGGCGCGCCCTTCGGCTTTGTCGGCGAATGCCTGGGCGCGGACTGGGGCGGGAAGGATGTCGAGGGGCGCGAGGTGCGGCTGACCATCGGGCTGGTCGTGGCGGACGAGACGCCGGGGCGGCTGGCGGGCATGATGGCGCGGGTCGATCCGGCGATCGGGGCGGCGGGGACGCAGGATGGCTGGCGGATCGTCAGCGCGCGGCTGCTGCGATCGCGCGTGGCGCGGGCCGGTGCGGCGGCGGGATGGCGGGCGGTGGTGGATTACCGGATGCGGGCGGTGCGGGAGGGGACGTAGCCCCCTCTCAACTTCGGCTAGGCAGCAAGCTGCCTAGCCTTCGTATCTCTCCCCGTGGGAGGGGGAGAGATGGCCCGGTCAGCTCGGGCGGCTGTTTTCCTCATATTCGCCGGTGATCTTGTCGACATATTCGGAAACCTGGTCGTCGGCGTCGGCCTGGGCGTCCTTGTCCGATATGCCGTCAGCCTTTTCCTGGGCGATGATGGCGGCGCGGAAGGCGGCTTCCTTGTCGGCGCACGCGCGCTTCATCGCCGACTGGAAGTCGCCGACCGAGAGGCGCTTGTCCAGGCTGGGCTGGACCTGGGCGCTGAGGCATTTGGAAAAATCCTTGCGGCCCATGCCGACGGCGTCGGCGGCCGGAGGAGCGGCGAGCATCATCATGAGCGAAGCGGCAACAAACATCGAAACCTCTCCATAACCCCATTTTCACGTTGAGACGGGTGACGCAGGAGGCGTCCCAAGTCTCCTGTTTTTCGCGATTTTCCGGGCGGGAGCAGGGTGCTTCCGACGTCGGCGTCGCAGGTAGGGAGAATGCGCCATGGGCGTCGAAAAAGGAAGCGCGTTTTTGCTGAAGGTGGGTGATGGAAACATGCCCGCAACATATGCAACGGTGGCAGGAATGCGGACTACCCAATTGTCCGTGAACGGCGAGGCGGTGAACATCACCAGCAAGGATTCGGGCGGCTGGCGCGAATTGCTGTCGGGCGCGGGGGTGCGGTCGGTGAGCGTGTCGGCTGCGGGGCTGTTCACCGGATCGGACGCGGAGATCCGCATCCGCAACCATGCGCTGTCGGGCATGATCGCGGAATATGAGCTGAGCTTCGAGAGCGGGGAGCGGATGCGCGGGCGGTTCCTGGTGACGCGGCTCGACTATGCCGGCGACTATAATGGCGAGCGCAATTACGCGCTGAGCCTGGAAAGCTCCGGCCCGGTGGTGTCGGAATGAGCCCGGGCACGAACCGCGAGCGGGGGGAGACGGCGCTGGAACTGGGCGGCGAGGCGCTGGCGTTGCGGCCGAGTTTCGCGGCTCTGGTGGCAGCGGAGGCGGAACTGGGGCCGCTTTTCGATCTGGTCGAGCGGGCGGCGGACGGGAAGCTGTCGCTCGCTGACCTGGTGGGCTTGTTCTGGCATTGCCTGGTGGATCGGGAGCGGTTGACGCGCGAGGCGCTGGGGGACGCGGTGCTGGCCGTCGGGCTGGCGCGGGTGACGCCGGTGCTCAAGACCATATTGCAGCAGATACTGGCGGGAAAATGAGGCGCTTTGCCGAGGCGGCGGGGCGGCTGGCCGGGGTGGCCGGATGGATGCTCGGCTGGCGGCCGGACGAGTTCTGGCGCGCGACCCCGGCGGAACTGGCCACGGTGCTGCGCGCGGCGCGGGGCGAGGAGGCGCCGGGCGAGGCGGGCGTCGATGGGGCGGAGTTGCGGCGGTTGATGGGGGTGATGCCGGATTAGGCAAAGGAGATGGGTGTGCGGGGCACGCCCCCACCCCTCCCCTTCGGCGGCGGCGCGTGACGCCGCCGCCGAAGGGGAGGGGCCATCAGGTTCGGAGGGCGGGGATGGACGAGGAAATCGAGACTTTGGTGGTGCGGGTGCGCGCCGATACGCAGGGGCTGAACCGCGATGTCGAGGCAATGCGGGGCGTGCTGGAAGGACCGCTGGCGACCGGGGCGGAGCGGGCCGGGCAGCGGATCGAGCAGGGGCTGCTGCGGGCGGTGCGGACGGGCAAGTTCGGCTTCGAGGATCTGAAGCGGATCGCGCTCACCGTGCTGAACGACATTGCCGCGAGCGCGCTGCAATCGGCGGCGGGCGGCGGGAGCGGCGGGCTGGTCCAACTGGGCACGAGCGTGTTGTCGTCGGCGCTGGGGCTGCCGGGGCGGGCGACCGGCGGGCCGGTGGCACCGGGGCGGGCCTATATGGTCGGCGAGCGCGGGCCGGAGATGTTCGTGCCGACGACGAGCGGGCAGGTCGTCGCGAACGGCGGCGGGGCGCGCGACGTGCGGGTGAGCATCGCGGTGAATGGCCGGGGCGGCGAGAGCGAGCCGCGATTGCTGGCGCGCAGCGCGCGGCAGGTCGCGCGGGCGGTGAGGGGAGCGCTGGAGCGATGACTATAGGCTATTGGCTGGCCGATGCGCGGCGGGGGCAGGAGGCGGGCGTCCTCAAGCGCTTCGCCGCGACGCACTGGACGGTGAATTTTCCCCGGCCGATGATGGCGGACGTCGTTACCACCGCGCCGGATGCCGTGCGGGTGGATGCGGTCTTTTACGGGTCGGGCGATCTGGCGGGGCTGATCTGGGAAGCGGAGGATCGGTGGAGCCATCCCCTGCTTGCCTATGAGACGAGCCGGGATTTCCGGCATTGCGTGCTGTCCTTTCGCTGGCGGTCTTCGGGCCTGCGCAAACTGGACGAGACGCATGGGCCGACGCTGACGATCGAGGGGCGGGACGAGGCGGGCAACCCGCGCGCCTGGTATGTGCGCTTGTGGAACCATGCGAGCGGCGGGCCGGAAGATGCGGTGGTGACGCTGGATTTCGCCGCGCTGGTGGGCGGATATGAGCTGCCGGAGGATGCCGACCCGGTGTGGGCGGGGGATGTCGACCGGATGTTCATATCGCTGGTGCCGCCTGATTATGACGAGGGGGACACGCCCTTTGCCACGGCGCAGGAGGGCTGGGCGGAACTGGGCGACATAAGCTGCGACGGCGCGGGTTCGGTGCTGGCGGTGGGCGATGTGATGCTGCCCGAACATGGGCTGAGCATGGCGACCGGCTATGATGATTGTTTCAACCAGACGCCCGAGCGGGTCGTCGCGGCGATCCACGCGCTGGGCTATCGCGGGGCGATCAACCATTATGTGGGCATGAGCCATTATTTCCGGCTGGAGCGGCTGGGTGCGGGGCTGTACGTCAGTCTGGCGGGCGGGGTGCTGAACGCGCCCTGCGCGGCGTGGCACCGGGATTTTGCAGGGCGGGCGAAGGCGCTGGGGTTCGGCGTCATCTGGTCGCTATCCTATGAATTGTTCGACGCCCATTGCTGGAACGACTGGAAGCAAAGGGCGGAAAATGGCGATCCGGCGCTGACCGGATGGTCGCCGCCCTCGACCCTGTTGTCGCCGGCGCATGGCGGGGCGATGGGCTATTTGCAGGCGGTGGCGGGAGCGTTTATTTTCATCGCCTTGGAGGCGGGCCTGCCGATCCTGTTCCAGGTCGGCGAACCCTGGTGGTGGGTGATGCCGGGGGATGGGCGGATATGCATCTATGATGATGCGGCGCGGGCGGCGCTTGGCGGGGCGCCGGTTTCGATCGCGAGCGTGTGGGGCGCGTTGGATGGCGATCAGCGGGATCTGCTGGATGCGGCGGGGGCCGTGCTGGCGGCTTCGACAGCGGCCTTGTGCGCGGCGGTCAGGGCGGTGGCGCCCGACGCGGTGACGCATCTGCTGGCTTATCTGCCGACGATCCTCGATCCGCGCGCGCCCGAGGCCAAGCGGGCGAACATGCCGCTGGGATGGGCTTCACCCGCCTTCGACGTGCTGCAGCTGGAAGATTATGACTGGGTGACGGAGGGGCGGCCGAACCTGACCGCGCGGGGCGTGGCGCTGGCGACCGGCCGGCTGGGCTATCCGGTTGCGGAGCAGCATTATCTGGCGGGCTTCGTGCTGCTGCCGGAACAGGCCGCGCAATGGCGCTCGATCGCGGCGGCGGCGCAGGCGTCGGTGGCGCGGGGGACGGCGGCGACCTTTGTCTGGGCGCTGCCGCAGGTGTGCCGCGACGGCTTTACCTGTTTCAGCATGGATGGGGAGGATGATGTGCAAGCCTTTGACGATGTGCTGTTTCCGATCGCGATCGGGCGCGAGGCGAGCCTGGCGCCAGCCTTTTCGACGCAGATCGTCGAGAGCGTGGGCGGCCATGAGAGGCGGTCGAGCGACTGGGCGGATGCGCGGCTGTCCTTTGATGCCGGGCCGGGCGTGCGATCCGAGGCGGACATCGCGGCGCTGATCGAATTTTTCCGGGCGCGGCGCGGGGCGGCGCGCGGGTTTCGCTTCACCGACCCCTATGATGATCGCAGCGGCGCGCCGGGCGTGGCGCCGGGGCCGATCGACCAGCGACTGGGCGTGGGCGACGGGGTGCGCGCCGAATTCCGGCTGACGCGCCATTATGGCGTGGGCGATGAGGCGCAGGCGCGGATCATCACCCGGCCGGTGGCGGGGAGCATCAGGGTCGCGGCCGATGGCGTGGAACTGACCGAGGGATGGAGCCATGCGGGGCTGGGGGTGATCGCGTTCGACGTGGCGCCGGCGGCGGGGGTGGTGCTGACCGCCGGTTTCCGGTTCGACGTGCCGGTGCGCTTTGCCGAGGACCGGCTGGAGATCAACCGGGCGACCTTTGCCGCGGGCGAGGCGGTGTCGGTGCCGCTGGTGGAGATACGCGAATGAGCGCGGGGCTGGACGAGCCGCTCTGCACGCTGGCCTTTTGCTGGCGGATCGAGCGGCGCGACGGGGTGACGATCGGCCTGACCAGCCATGATCGCGACCTGGAGATGGGCGGCCTGACCTATCGCGCCGCGCCGGGGATGACGCCTTCCGCGGTGCGATCGGGCATCGGGCTGGACGGGGACGATAGCGATGTCGCGGGCGCGCTGAGCAGTGATGCGATCAGCGAGAGCGACCTCATGGCGGGGCGATGGGACGGGGCGGCGCTGGAGTTGCGGCTGACGCAGTGGGAGGAACCGGGTGCGCTGTGGCTGCTGCTGGCGGCGGGCGAGATCGGTGCGGTGTCGCGCAAGGGAAGCAGCTTCTCCGCCGAGTTGATCGGCGCGGCGGCGGTGCTGGGCGCGCCGGTCGCGCCCTCCACCTCGCCCGATTGCCGGGCGCGGCTGGGTGATCGGGCGTGCCGGGTCGATCTGGCGGCGCGGCGGCGGATCGTGTCGGTCGCGGGCGTGGAGGCGGCTGAGGTGGCGGTGAGCGGGCTGGCGGCGGGGGTCTATGCCTTCGGCACGCTGCGCTGGCTCAGCGGACCCAATGCCGGGCTGGTGCAGGCGGTGGTGGACAATGGCGCGGACGGGGTGACTTTGGCCGATCCGCCGGCCTTTGCGGTGACGGCGGGGACGCTGGCGCTGCTGACCGAGGGGTGCGACCGGCAGCTGGCGACCTGCGCCGGGCGCTTTGGCAATGCGGTGAATTTCCGGGGCGAGCCTTATCTGCCGGGAATGGACCTGCTGACCCGTTATCCCGGCGCATGAGCGCGGTGGTGGCGCGGGCGCGCGCCTTGCTGGGCGTGCCGTTCCGGCTGCACGGGCGGAGTGACGCGGGGCTGGATTGCGTGGGGCTGGCGGCGCTGGCGCTCGGCAGGGCGGACGTGCCCTGCGGCTATGGGTTGCGCAGCGGGGGTGTCGGGCGGGCGGAAGCCTGGCTGAGGGCGGCGGGATTGCGGCCGGTCGATCGCGGCGGGGCAGGCGACCTGGCGCTGGTGCGGCCGGGGCCGTTGCAGTTGCATCTGATGATCGGGACGGGCGAGGGCTTCGTCCACGCCCATGCCGGGCTGGGACGGGTGGTCGAGACGCCGGGAGCTTCGCCATGGCCGGTCATCGGGTGGTGGAGCCTCGAATAGGGCGTCTTGTCCACCGGAAATTTCCGCAATGACGAAGCTGGGGAGAAGGCTATGGCGACGGTGGTGCTGACGGCGGTGGGGACGGCGATCGGCGGGCCGGTCGGCGGCGCGATCGGCGCGGTGATCGGCAATGTCATCGACAATCAGATCCTGTTCAAGCCCAAGGGGCGCGAGGGCGCGCGGCTGGCCGACCTGCAATTGCAGACGTCGAGCTATGGCACGCAGGTGCCGAGGCTGTTCGGGACGATGCGGGTCGCCGGAACGGTGATCTGGGCGACGGAACTGAAGGAGACGAAATCGAAGAGCGGCGGCGGCAAGGGGCGGCCGAGCGTCACCAGCTACAGCTATTCGGCGAGTTTCGCGGTGGCGCTGTCGGCGCGGCCGATCCGGTCCGTCAGGCGCATCTGGGCGGACGGCAACCTGCTGCGCGGAGCGGCGGGGGACTTCAAGACCGAGCTGTCGGGGTTTCGCGTCCATGCGGGCGAGGAAGACCAGGCGGTCGATCCGCTGATCGCGTCGGCCGAAGGGATCGCCCTGACGCCGGCGCATCGCGGCGTCGCCTATGTGCTGTTCGAGGATCTGGCGCTGGCCGACTATGGCAACCGCATTCCGTCCCTGACATTCGAGGTGGAGGCGGACGCGACGGCGGTGGAGGTCGGCACGGTCGCCGCAGAACTGAGCGGAGGGCGGCTGGCGGGCGAGGGGCTGGCCGCGCTGGACGGCTTTGCCGCGAGCGGGGCGGATGTGCGCGAGGCGATGGCGCCGCTGGTCGAGGCACATGGGCTGGCGCTGCGGTCGGACGCGGCGGGGCTGCGCCTGACCGGGACGGCCATGGCGGCCGAAGGCGAGATCGGCGCGGCGGGGCTGGCGCGGCGGGTGAACGGGCAGGCGGTCGACCCGGTCGAACGATCGGGCGGGGCGGCCGATGGCGTGCCGGTGGCGCTGAGCCTGCGCCATTATGACGCGGCGCGCGACTATCAGGCGGGGGTGCAGCGGGTGGTGCGGCCGGGACCGGGGCGGCAGGAGCAGGGCGTCGAGCTGCCGGTGGTGATGAGCGCGGATGCGGCGCGGGGGGTAGCGGCGGCGCGGCTGGGCGCGGCCTGGACGGGACGGGCGACGATGGCGCTGCGCTGCGACTGGCGCGCGCTGGCGCTGATGCCCGGCTTGGTGGTGTCGGTCGAGGACGTGCCGGGGCTGTGGCGGATCGAGGAACGCGAATGGGAGGCGATGGCGGTGCGGCTGTCGCTGCGCCGGGTGCCCGGCGCAGGCGGCAGCGTGCCGGCCGGCGCCTCTTCGGGAGCGATCGTGCGGCCGGTCGACGCGCCGCATGGGCCGACCGTCCTGCGGCTGGTGGACATACCGATGCTGAAGGAGGGGCTGGCGAGCGCACCGCTGGTCGCGGCGGCCGCGAGCGGCGGGGCGGGCTGGCGCAGCGCGGCGCTGTTCGTCATCGGGGAGAGCGGGGAGGCGACGCCGATCGGGCGGAGCGCGCCGCGCGCCGTGATGGGGACGGCGCAGGACGCCTTGCCGCCGGGCAGCGCGACGCTGATCGACGAGCGGCATGGGTTGGCCGTGACGCTGCTGGCCGGGGATATGGCGCTGCTGTCGGGCGACGAGCCCGGGCTGGCGCAGGGGCGCAATCTGTGCCTGGCCGGCCGGGAACTGATCCAGTTCGCAAGGGCGGAACGGATCGGGGCGGGGCGCTATCGGCTGAGCGGACTGCGGCGCGGGCTGCGCGGGACCGAATGGGCGATGGCGACGCATGAGGCGGGCGAGGATTTCCTGCTGATCGAGGAGGAGCGGCTGGTCGAGCCGCTGGCGCTGGCGGGTACGCAGGCCGAACCGGGCAGCCTGCTGCGCCTGTCGGCTATCGGCATCGGCGATGTCGAGCCGCCGCAGGCGGTGATGGCGGTGACGGGAGAGGCGCTGATGCCGCCATCGCCGGTCCATCTTCATGCGCAGGCGGACGGTGCGGGCGGGTGGACGATCGGCTGGACCCGCCGCAGCCGCAACGGCTGGCGCTGGCTGAGCGGGAGCGACACGCCGCTGGGCGAGGAGCGCGAGCTTTATGCGGTCGCGGTGATGGACGGTGCGGCGATCGTGCGGCGCGCCGAGACGGACGCGCCCGGCTGGACCTATGCCGGCACGATGATCGCCGACGACGACATGGCGGGGCGGACGGTGGCGGTGGAGGTCCGCCAGGTCGGCACCTTCGCGACCGGGCGGGCCGGGCGCATCATGATTTCGGTGTGAGGATCGGAGGAACGGGAAATGGGCATGGAGACGACACCGCGCTGGGCGCTGCCGCTGCTGTTGGCGGGGCAGGCCCAGAAGGAGATGTTCCACAACGAGGCGCTGGTGCGGATCGACGCGCTGTTGCACGGGCGGGCGGAGAGCGCCGACCTGGCGGTTCCGCCCGCCGGTCCGGCGATCGGGCAATGCTGGATCGTGGCCGCCGGGGCGAGCGGCGCGTGGATCGGGCACGAGGAAAATATCGCCTGCTGGACCGAGGGCGGATGGCGCTTCGTGGCGCCGCAGGCGGGCGCGCGGATGGCGATTGCGGACCGGGGGCATGAACTGTGCCATGATGGCGCCGAATGGAGTGACGCTCCGCTGAGGAGCGACGGGCTTTATCTGGAGGGCGAGAAGGTGATAGGGGTGCGCCAGCCCGTCATCCCGGACCCGTCGGGAGGGAGCTTGATTGACGTCGAGGCCAGAAATACCATTCAGGCGATACTAGCGACGCTGCGAGCACATGGGCTCATATATACGTAA